ATGTTTGCCCGCTGGAGCCTCTGGATGGATGAGGTATTTGACTTCAAGCAGATGGTTGTCTGGGATAAGGGGCCAATGGGTATGGGCTGGCATTACCGCAGGAGCTACGAAACTATTCTGGTCGCCCAGAAACGTGGCGATTCCTGCAATTGGTATGATGAGACGAACAAAATCGAGAACATCATCCGGCCTACCCACAAGATGATCCGCAAAATTATTCCTCAAGCGAACCAGCACCCTACAGTCAAGCCTGTCCAACTCATGGAGCATTTTATCAAACTGCATACGAAGCCAGGGGATACCGTACTCGACCCGTTTTTAGGATCAGGCACCACAGCGGTTGCAGCGATCAATACAGGCAGGAATTACATCGGTTTTGAAATTGACCAATATTGGGTTGATTATGCCACCAAGCGCATCGCGCAGGAGACAGCCCAAGAGAGGATGTTCGTATGAGCAAATTGCCGATGCTAGAATCAGACATCAAGGGTGCCGCTCGCGATTATCTCCGCTTAACAGGGTGGTTTACATTCCCGATCATGCAGGGCATGGGCAGTTATCATGGTATCCCTGACAGGTACGCGATCAAGAACGGGATCGAGGTATGGATCGAGTTCAAAAGACCCGGCGGCAAACAGTCGGAGAAGCAGAAAATATTCCAAAGTGAGATTGAGAGACACGGCGGCCACTATATTCTGGCCGAGAGCATCGACGAGCTAATCGAGAAACTGAAAGAGAGGGGTAATAATGCCACAGTCAGTGCAGGACAAAAGAGATGACAGGGCTTTCGTTCAGGAGACGATCTACGAGATGTGCCATGGGTGTTGCCGCGATGGAGTGAGCACCTGCCGCGTCTACACCGACCCCGGACATCTCTACGCGACCTATGGCAAATGTTTCGCCAAGATGAACAGGGCGCAGGCCGAGAAGATCGAGCAGACGTTGAAGTTCTACACACCTGATCCGCTGCGATGGCTTGCGAAAATCAATAGGCTGAGGAAAGAGGCATGTCAATGTTCCCGGTGATCTGCCCGGCATGCGGCGAGATGGGACCGGATGGAGAGGTGTGGCAATGCGGATGCGGACTGTATACTCACTACCCCGAGGATCTAAAGGTTACGGCGCGCTGGCGGAAGACTCTCGATATGATGCATTACCACATCACGAGCTTTGGAGGACAGAGCCAGAAGTCCAAGAGATACGGAGGGAAGAAAGTAAAAGCTGACTACGACTGGAGGTATCGGATAGAATGAAAAATATTTCAGGAAAAGTATTGACAAACACTCCGAAATTTTTTATACTGAACTTGAGATCTTTATGCATTTTTCTGGTTTGCCAATAATTACCGTCCATTGAGGCGGTATTTTTGTTTGGGGTGGTGACGATGGCGAAGCGAGGCAGGCCGAGCAAATACGAAGATGAATACGCAGAGCAGGCTTACAAGTTATGTTTGCTTGGTGCTATAGATACTGAGCTGGCAGATTTTTTTGGGGTTGCCGAGTCGAATTTAAACCAATGGAAAAAGGTCTATCCTGGATTTCAGGAGGCCTTAAAAAAAGGGAAGTTTCAAGCGGATGCAAATGTGGCCGATCGAACGTACCAAAGAGCAATGGGATATGAACATGATGACATAGAGCTAAAAGTGGTCTCTTTGCCCGGTATAAATTCGGGATCAGAAGTCCAGCAGGTAGGTATTCGAAAGTATTATCCGCCTGACACCACAGCCGCAATATTCTGGCTCTGTAATCGGCAACGGGGACGATGGCAGAACGTGAACAAGGTTGATCACACCGGGGATCTAAACGTGATTGTGAAGTTGCCCGATAATCTGAGAGAAAGCGGCAATAGTGCCACGTAGTTTCATACCACCGCCCCTATTATCGCGTGTCCTGAGGCATCCTGAAGCGAGGTTTTATGCCGACTATAGACCTGACATCCTTACCGACGCTTACCAACGATGTTTTCTACCCGCTCTACACAAACAAGTCCCGCTACCTGATTTTATGGGGCGGCGCCGGAAGTGGCAAGAGTGTATTCGCCTCGCAAAAGATCGTCGTTAGAACTCTGGCTGAGAAAGGTCATCGGTTCCTCGTTGTTCGCAAAGTCGCCAAGACGATCCGTCAATCGTGCTTCGCTGAGATCCTTAATATTATATCGACCTGGGATTTATCCGCCTTCTTCACCGTCAACAAAACAGACATGGAGATCCGTTGCGCCAACGGCAACACGATCATCTTCGCCGGCTGCGATGACGTCGAGAAGCTGAAATCGATTCACGGCATCACGGGAGTCTGGGAAGAGGAGGCCAGCGAATTAGATGACACAGATCACAAGCAGCTCGACCTACGGCTCCGAGGCCAAAGCAAGCACTACAAGCAGATTATTCAAAGCTTCAATCCGGTCTCCGTTACCCATTGGCTCAAGGCTCTGGTTGATAAGCAGGGTCAAGATACAACCGCCCATCACTCTACGTATAAAGACAATCGTTTTATCGACGCCGAATATACCAGGCTCATTGAATCCTTTAAAGGCGTAGATGATTATTACTACAGCGTCTATGGCCTGGGCGAATGGGGAGTCACCGGAAAAACGATCTTCCCCGCCGCCATAGTCTCAGCCAGGATAGCAGCGCTCAGGCTTCTTCCGCCTCCACGAAGGGGTTTATTCATATACGGCTGGGACAACGACTGGTTCACCGAGGCGCAGAAATGGCAGAGCGAGGACGATGGCTACATACGGCTCTACAGCGAGCCACGGAAAGGAGTACCGTATGTCATCGGAGCAGACACAGCCGGAGAAGGATCAGACTGGTTTGCGGCGCAGGTGCTGGATAATACTACGGGATCACAGGTGGCTGTCCTGCATCACCAGTTTGACGAGGACCTGTTTTCCCGGCAAATCTTTTGTTTGGGGATGCACTACAATCAATCCCTCGTTGGCATTGAGGCGAACTTCAGCACTTACCCTGTCAAAGAATTGGAGCGTCTGTCTTACCCTCGCCAATACGTCAGGGAACAGACACCAGACGCCTTCACTGGGAAACTTAGCAATCGTTACGGATTCCACACCGATAAACTTACCAGGCCAGCAGCAATCAGCCATCTGGTAAAAGTGGTTCGGGAACACATAGAGACGATCAACGACATCCCCACGCTAGAGGAAATGTTGACGTTCGTTCGCAACGAGAAAGGGAAGGCCGAGGCTCAGGGCGGCAAGAACGACGATCTGATCATGTCTCTAGCAATAGCTCACTACATCCGGGATCAGGCCTCCTTCGACCTACCGAAGGAAGAGGGCGGCAAACGATTGGACGAGCTGGATCAGGACTTGCAGGAAGATTATTGGAGCGCGAGCGCAGAGACCAGACAAGAGTTGTTAAAGCGATGGAGGGTGAGAGTGTAATGTTTGGGGGCATCCTCATGGGCATGTTGATCGGTTTCGTGCTGGGGGCGTGGTATGGGTCAACCGAAGGGAGGAGGAGCAGACAATAGAACTTCGAGCCTTGGATTTATCGGACATGGAATTAATACGCCAGTGGAGGAACGGCTGCCTGGAGACTTTACGGACGCCGTATCCGTTGACGAGGGAGATGCAGGAATCATTTTACAAAGACGTCTGCAACCGCCCCGATGCCCGCTATTGGGCCCTGGTGGAGAACGGCAAGACTATCGGCATGGGCGGTTTGACTAGCATCCAGTGGGAGAATCGTATAGCGGAGATCAGCCTAATCCTCGCTCCCGGCGAGAGATACAAGAACATCGGATCATCCGCCGCTGATCTCATTCTCAACGAGGGATTTCGCAGCATGGGTTTGAAGACGGTTTACGGCGAGTGCTATTACTGCAACGCCGCAGGGATCAATTTCTGGAAGAAGTACATCGAGACGAGTGACATTTGCATTTATTCGACGAAACTGCCAAACAGGAAATTCCGCAACGGCCTATTCTATGATAGCCTGTATGTTTCCATTGATGCGCCATGATCATACTGGACTTCGGCTCAGGCAACACCTGCCAGAACGACGTCGACATCGTTAAGCGAATGATCGACGAGCTCAAGGCCGTGGACACCGGCTACCGTGAGGTCGTAATCAAATGGCAGCTATTCATCGCGGCAGGGGAGAACCTTCTGCTGAACCACACCATCTTCGACATAGCTTATGAGCACGCCGCGAAACTTGGTTACAGAACGACGGCGAGCGTGTTTGATCAGTCCTCTTTACATTTCCTGCTCAAGTATGACGTGCCATTTGTAAAAATCGCCAACCGTCGGGATATATATTGGCTGTATGATGAAATACCCGTAGGGATGGCATTGGTCAGCGGGGACAACCGGGACATGTGTTGCATATCTAAGTATCCGGCGACTATTGAAGATTACGAGGCGAACTATTCAGCAGATAGTTTGAGGCATGGCATCAGCGACCATACGACCAATTTTACCTTGTTTCACAAATATAATCCGGAGATTTATGAGTGTCACTACAAACTTGAGGATTCAATTGGTCTGGACGCGGGAGACTTCAGTCGCACTCCTGAAATGCTCAAGGAGATTTTATGAAAAAACGATGCGACCTATGCAAACATATCGGAATCGATTGTGGCCCAACAATATGCAATGACGATGGAACAGTAAACAAAAGACGCTACCGAGAATGTGAGAACCATAGCGCGTGGGAACCTATGAGCAATATTAAGCGCATCTGCCCAGACAATAAGACCGCTTTGATTAAGTGGATCGAAGATAACTTCCACAACATCGATCAGTTTGTTTTTGTCGCCCGCATGAGTAATAGCGTCACCACGACGATCTATGACTGCTTTACCTATTATGACTCAGTTGCCATGACTGGGATCGCCCAGAACGTCATGCACGAGTTGGAGTACGATGATGCGTTTATCTGCAAGGAGAGAGAATGAACATACTCATCACCGGGGGAACGGGATCATTTGGCAGATTTTTCACCAAATACATACTGACGCAGAATCCGGCCCGCGTGGTCGTGTTCTCCCGGGACGAATTAAAACAGTACGAGATGCAGCAGGAGATCCAGGACGAGCGGCTGAGATTCTTCATCGGCGACATAAGAGACAAGGAAAGACTGCTCGCTGCGTTCAGGGGTGTCGATTACGTCATCCACGCGGCCGCCATGAAGCAAGTAGAGTCTTGCGAGTACAATCCCTTCGAAGCCGTAAAGACAAACGTCCTGGGAGCGCAGAACATCATAGAGGCGGCGATAGAATGCAAAGTCAAGAAAGTGATCGCGTTGAGCACGGACAAAGCCTGCGCCCCTGTGAATACATACGGCAAGTCAAAAGCCCTAATGGAATCTCTTTTCGTTGCCGGGAACAATTATGCTGGTTCGATGCAGACCCGTTTTGCTGTTGCACGCTATGGCAACGTAGTCTCTTCGCGGGGGTCTGTAATTCCCTTGTTCTTGAAGCAGCGGGAGACCGGAACGATCACCTTGACGTCGGAAAGAATGACGCGGTTCTGGATCGCACTGGATGAGGCTGTAAGATTTGTCCACGCCTCTCTTCTCCGTATGCACGGCGGGGAGATCTTTGTCCCGAAGATACCGAGCATGAAGATAACGGATCTCGCTAAAGCAATCGCTCCTGGATGCAAAGTAAAAGTGACAGGCATTCGACCGGGCGAGAAGCTCCACGAGACCCTGATCACCGAGGACGAGGCAAGACACACCATCGAGGACGAAGGGTACATCATCCTTCCTGAATACCCCGAATGGGGCAGGCACTACGATAAACCGATGGGAGGCTATGAACTGTCGAGCGATAAAAATAAAGAATGGCTGACAGTGAAAGACATGGAGGGAAAATGTTAGTTTTAGGTACGGTCCAGCTCGGTATGCCCTATGGTTGCAACAACAAGACCGGCCAGCCCTCGCGCAAGGAAGCACTTGAAATGCTGGCCTACGCCAAAGAAAGGATTGACTGGTTCGACACCGCCGAGGCATACGGCAGCGAAGAGATCCTTGGCGAGTCCGGTATGCAGGGGAAGAAGGTCATCACGAAGCTATTGCCCAATTGTCTGGATGGAGTCAGCGACGTAAAAACGGCTGTCAGGGAACATCTCGAAGGCTCGCTCAAGAGGTTGAAGCTGGATCAGGTCGAGGGGTATCTGTTGCACACTCCGAGATATGCAAGTGACCATGAAATATACGAAGCGATGTTTACTGCCAGAGAAGCAGGACTGACTAAAAATATAGGTGTAAGCGTTTACGGTACAGACGAAGCACTACACACAATGAGGATGGCTTATAATTTTGTTCAATTCCCGTTTGGTGTTTTAGATCAGCGAATGAAAGAAATACCCGATTGGTACAAAGGTGATATTAAGGAATTTGCTCGCGCTCCCTTTACTCAGGGCGCAGTGTTCACACAGTTTCCGCCGGCTGTTCAGTTTAGAGAACTCTGCCGGCAGTACGGAGCAACGCCCGTCCAAGGCGCTCTAGGCTATGCTTTGTCAAACTACGACAACGTGGTATTTGGCTGCGAGACAATGAAACAACTTGAAGAGGACCTGGCAGAGATACCGAAGAACCCGAAGCTCTACAAACGGATCAGGAAGGAGCTAGGACACTGCGATCTAATGTTCAATTCACTATGGGCAAAGTAGTAGCGATTATACAGGCGCGCATGGGTTCGACGAGATTACCCGGCAAGGTTCTTCTCCCGCTCGGTGGCAAGCCGATGATCGTCCAGATGGTGGAGCGAGTGAAGAGAAGCGCGCTGGTGGATGAAGTGTGGGTGGCGATACCGATACCCGACAGGCCGACAGAACTTTGCGACGTGTTGGTTGACAACGGTATTGCCTGTATGTGTGGCAGCGAGGAAGATGTCTTGGATAGATATTATCATGTTGCAAATCTTGTTGGAGCCGATCATATCGTCCGCCTTACCGCCGACTGCCCGTTGATTGACCCGGCGATAATTGATATGGTCGTTTGGGCTCATATCCATGGAGGGTATAGCTATACAAGCAATGTTCATCCTCCAATGTTTCCTGATGGCATGGACGTAGAAGTTATGGACATGAACGCTTTAGA